AGACCGGTCTTTGGGTCTAAGCTATCCAACACAAATCCATCTTCACGTATTTCGGCAAACACATCATTATGTAAAGCACCGGTAATTCGCCAATCCATATAACCGAATCCGGCTAAAGGATTCATCTGATATTTTCTTACAGAGTAATGCGGGTCTTTATACTTGCCTATCTTTTTCCCGTCAGCACGTAATCCCATTAATAATTGAAGCCGCTGCAAGCGCACTAAACGCTTCTGTATAGAATGAAATGAATCTTCTACTACATCGGTAATTTTTACCGACTTCATTTTAGATATCATTTCATTTATATCAGTCATAGTAAAAATTGGCCTCGCCAATCACAACGAGGCCAATTAGGGTTTACTTACTAAGCCCAGATTCTGCTTTATTTGCCTCAACAGCAGTTCTTGCAGCTTCTTTTTGATCGGCACTATCTTGCTTCTCTTCTTTCTTGGTAGCTTTATTATAAGCCGCCTCCATTTTACCGAAAGCAAAATCTAACCATTGGTCATCTTTTTCGAAGGTTTTCGCGATGCCATCTTTCTTCATGGCTTCAATCGCTTTTTCTTTACCCATCGGTACATAATGGCTCGCGGTTAAATTAATGCCGTCTACAATTTCAGTTACGATCGCTTTCATGATTATTTAGTTATAATTACAGGAATCATTTCGAATGGTTTAACGCCAGCCGCAGACATTGCCGCAGGTGTTGGCCCGTAGATTTGTATTTTATCGCCACTGGACAGTAAGCCATAAGCCGTTGAATCCAGGGTAATAGTAAACGCATCTAAAGACGTATCATCTGCAACAGAGGTTATCGTAAATGCAGCACCGGTTTGCAAATTCACAGCTGTCCACGTAAGCGCAGCCAGGGCCGCACCGTGTAGCGGTTCAATGTCTGTACCGCCATCCGCAATAGCCTTGATTTTATAAACATTAGAAGCATTCGATAGTTCTACAAGTTTAATGTTAATCAAACCTACAGCAGCAGCTAAGCCGCTATTAGCAACAACATATAAGCTGGTGTCACGATACTGGGTAATGTCACCTAATGTTAAACGGAAGGAATATTGGTTGATTGCATCGGCCACAATAAACTTACTGGTGTAAGCATATGCTTGCAATACATCAAAACCTTTAAATCCACCGCTACCATCATCGGTTCCATATACTGCATAACCTTCGTCAACAAAAAATACATCCAGCGTCATACCCGCCATTACAGCCAAACGTTTGTGACGTGCTTCTGTGCCGCTATAACCGAAACGGAATACCGGAACAGCATCTTGTGTAACAATAGTTGCTGTACTAAGGTTACCAATTCCACCCGTAGCTGGATCGCCTGTGTTATCTTCAAAATTGTTTATATCCCATATAGGATACACCCGACCACCGCGAGCCGCAGTAGTCTTGGTCTTTACGGCTGCTATAAAAGCAGCCACAGAAGCTATCTCCGAACCGGTAAACGTAACACCGGAATCAGCAAGGATAACCCCCTTCATTTTTTTCTTAGCCAAATCGCACAGCGGAGTACCCACGTTAAAAACGGAGTCCTGGCTGGCGCAGTTGGCGAGATCAAGAATATCCATGTTAAATTAAATTGAATGTTGGTGAACAATTTGGATTGTTATTAATTTCTAACTGCAATCCACTAATTTGAGAACAATCGACAACGTCCTGTATTTGTTTTTGCTGCTCTTCGCCCCACCAGTATCTATCGGTAAATTTATGCGCCCTGTTATACTGGTCTGAAATAGCGATATGGGCATTTATTTGAACTAACAACTCTCTGTAAATCGGATAGATTACCGGCTTGAATGTTGTAGCCATTCGGCCAGCAGCCTTCAAGGTTTTACTAGTTTGTTGCATAATAAAAATATCTGCACCACCTTCTACTTCACCAAACAAAGCATTGCTCCTGCCTCTTATTATTGTGAACGGCTGCTTTAACCATACGCAAGGGAATTTTAATTGTTCGTGTTCAGCCGTCGTATCCATATTAGCTAGGGTCTGACGAAGTTCGTCTATATACCCATATTGCGCATTTAGTACCGGCAAGTTGAGAGCCGTTTTAACAGCGGCTATAACTTCGGTAAACACGTCGACTAATATGTATTCCGGATCGTTCATATATTGAACACATTGATTCCTCTTAAAATCCCTAAGCTATCTGGGGTATAAGCGAAAAATGTGAATTCGTCTTTCTTTACTTCCAAATAGTCACATATGTTTAAATTCCATTCTACCATTTGATTCCAAGCCCGAACCATTTTCCACGCAGCATTTGAATTAACAGTACCTGCTACTTCAATCGCCTTTTCACCGCTTCCACTAGTGAAAGAAAATTGATCTTTCATGTACTGAAAATAAATATACTGAGCTAAAGGTTTTTTGATGCTTACAGACTTGGTTTTATAACCCCGAGTTGTTGTAAACTCTTGACCACCATCTCGGAGAGCTTGGTATTCCGGCGAAGAAACAACATTAGCTAAGAAGTCCTTATATAGCTCGTAGCCTAAAAGGCATTCAAGAAATATAGGTTCGTGCTTAGTAATGTATGCGTTAATATTGGCAGCCACTTCGGCCTCGCTTCTTTGTGAAATATTAATATCGCCAACAAATACAGTATAGTCAATCAAGTTCGCCATTAGCTTCCGGCAGTAATTTTGCTTTGTACGGCAGCCAATTGATTGTACACAATTGCTTTCTTGCGGTTGTCAGAAATATAATTGTGATAACGCAATTCACCTACAATACAAAACTGATTTTTAATTAAGTCATCGTTAATCCAACCAACACGCAGTGTGAAATCTTTATAAATATCAACTTTATATTGGGTTAAATCTCCGGCGAGACCATATCCTACTGCAACCTTAGTAGCTTCTACTAAGAGACGAGTAATACGGTCTACAAACGGAGGATTTAGATAACGACCTTCTGAATCTTTATCCATCCACATCTGCCATGCCGTTACCGGATTCAAAGCGATTGTGTTTGGAATAAAATTATAATAACCAATTTGTGCCAACAGTGCACCAACGGCATCAAAAATGGTTGTGAATGCAACCAAGCCATCCAAACCGGTAATTTCAAACGGGCGAGCAGCAGCTATAACAGCGGTTTGTATAGCGTCGTCAAAAGCACGAAGAACATCTTGGCGTAACATACGGCGAACCGCAGTAGCTAAACCAGGAACATCGTCTTCGAATTCTTCCGTCAAAACAATATACGCAGCTGCTTTTTTAGCTACACTGAACTCAACCTGGAATTTATGTTGAATCAAAGGCTTAGCAGTACCTTCTGAAACGTTTGTGCTAACCGTACCGGCGAATTCAACCTCGTTGATCCAAGCCAGACGGCTTTGATTAGTACGACCAACATCAACACGGTTTAAAATAAAATTCGGATTGCGAACAATATCGAATAGTTCCAAATCGCTATCACCTAATCCAGGAAGATAAGGAGAACCACCAGCAGAAGTACCTTGCGCAACTATAGAACCATCTGTTCCACCTACTGTACCAACACCGGTAGTATGGATGCTGGAAGCTTTAGACATAAACGTATGCACACCAGCTTTGCGCATATCGCTGGAAGTCACTTCAAAAAAACCTGCACCAGCTTTACGCATTTCCTGAATCTTTGGCATTAAGCCAGTAAGGAAGTCGTCCAGGCTTTTAGAGGCCTATCCGCCACCGCTTTGGCCATTCAACAACTCGTTAATCTTTTCACCTTGGGTTTTAGCAGCCTTCTCCATCGTATCGATCTGGTCATTTAATTTTTTGATTTCACCGTTTTTAAAATCGTTGAAATCTTTTTCAGTAAGCAAGCCTTTTAGCTTCAACTCATATTTATCATTCAGATCCTTTTCGATCTGAGTAGCCACTTCTTTCATTTTATCGGTGGCGTCTTTACCGAATTGCTCGGTAAATTCTTTGTACTGTTCTGGAGTCATTTTTAATGAGATTAGAAATTAAAAAATTTAGTTGTCTTTATAGCTGCACTCAAATCGAATTCTGACTCCGGGGTCGCAACAGGTGTCTCGAGGACGGGCTGTACAACGTGGCTTTTACCAGATTCAAGTGTAGGGGTTAACTCGTTCGCGCCGAATAACACACCAGATACTTCAAGAAGTTTGTATTCACTTACCACCCAGAAATATCCAAGTTCTTCGGCTTCTTCTTTGTTGATGACTTTATCGATATACTTATTCCAAAAGTCAATCTCTTTTTCGTGTTCTTCGTCGTTAATCGCTAGATCAAGAGTTACGTATTGTAATCCGATACTATGTTGATTAACACGATTGCGTTTATATAAATTAAACACTCGTTCGTCGTAAGATTTCTGCACGTCGCTTTCCATGACCACGCATTGGGTAGCGCCGGATTTGTCTAAGCCTAACTTCCTTAGCGATACATCCTCAAGATATACATCGGTAACATCACCAACCTGGCCAGCTAATTTTTGATTGTGATCGGCAAGATGCGGAATCATACCTTTACGTGCAGCGATACTGCGCTTAGCAGAATCTTTTATCAACACATCTCTCTGCGAGTCCATCCACCAACATGCGTTGCCAACTACTTTCACATGAACCTTGGTTGGATCGGCTTCGCCTTCGCCAGCAGCTTTCAATGTACCATCCTTATCAATTACTAACAATTCGGGACCGCATATAACAACATCGGTCTCTTTTATAAAAGATTTCTTTTGCGCTTTAAGGGCGTCTTTATTCTCTATGAGGAAAGCGAATAGTTCTTTACCTCTTAGGCCCTCTGGAATTAGAATCTTTTTCATCTTTATTGACGGTTTGCGTTAGTAATTTTTCTTTTTGCTTTTTGATCTGCTTGATCTGCTCTTCGGTGAGCTGTTTCTTATTATCAGATTTCATGTCCGCTAGGTGTTTGATTATCAAATATTGGTTTGTGTCCGTTTGCATATTGGCCGTTTACTTGCCGGGATTGTACTACACGAAACATCTTACCTTCCTCATCAACTAATGTTTGCTCTTGCTGTGGTTCCTGCACCTGGAATTGCTTCACATATTCATGATAATACAAATCCCCGCCCTTACCAGCCGGCAATGGATCTTCGCCAAGTTTCTCTCTCCACATGTTAAGCGTGATCATCCCCGTTTTCCACTCGACATCTAGAGCAGAATTCAGTGCCGCACGTGCTTCAGCAAGGGTTTTTTTATCTTCTTGCAGAACCGGAATATGCGAATAATCTTTATCTATCTTAATACCGAAATCTTCTAAACCAAATGCATCGCTTAGTTGTTGATAGATTGAATCACTATCTGGTATAACACAATTCTCATACAAACCTCTTCTGGCGTCTCGCTGGTTATTATAAGTAGCATCTTTTAAACCCAAAAGAAAGGCTGGGTAATTCCACGAAGAACAAAGCATTAATGAACATTCTTGCACTTCCTCCATCAGCATCAAATCCTTTGTAGCATACCCCATTTGCTGCCACTTCAATGCAGCTGTGGTTACAATTACCGAAAACTGTCTTTTGCGTAAACCGTACCTGCGCAAATCCGCCTGAAGTTTCTCACGCTCTTTATCGTCTATCGGCATCGGATTGTACTGCCCAGTCTTTCCATCCTGTGCCAATATACCCAACGCGCCACGATAGTTAATAAGCGTATTCCGGCTCTCCAATGCACCAATAATATTATTTACCGGCATCTCGTTCATACTCACCTTACTGGCCGGAAACGTCAGCATATCAAAAGACGGCGAAGAGCCGCGAATAATAATAAGGTCTTTTAATTTGAATACGGTCCGTGCGCCGCCAAAATTCACTATAATCTCCTCCAATACAACGCCACCAGTTTGGCTAAACCGTTCCATTGTTAATTGAACGTCTATCCAATTAGCCGGTATGTTCCACATGCTGGTTGTATCTAGCATGCGGTTGAAGCCGGCAGGTTTTATAGGTAATATTATTCCAAACCCAAAGGTGTCTACGAAGATTGATAACTGCTGCTCGAATTGCGCCCAACTTTGCACCGGATTTGGCCTCCTGATTAGCTCACGAATAATCTTCGCTTCTTTGCTCGTGCTTTCTTCTTCGTTCTTAATATCCAGAACCCAAGTTTTTCCGATCGACATCGCCTGGGCTTTGGCGTTAATAATAGCCGAAAGTGGAGGGCATTTTTTATAGGCCTCTACAGCCGTACTGTAAGATTCGTATTTGAAATAAGAATACTGCGAGCCACCCATTTCGAACATCCAACCGCCTTGCCCGTCCGGTGTAGTATATCTTGAGGGATCGATTTCAATAGGGGGTATATAACCAAGAGGAGAAACGGCGGAAGACGTGGCTACCTTCAGGGCAGCACCTATATTTCCACGAGTTAACTCCTTGAAGAATTGATTCATCTCTGGTATATAAAGAAAGAGGATCGAACAACATTCTTAAGCGAATGCAATTCGACCCTCTTTGGGATTCTAATTATTTTTAAAATTTAGCTCTGAGTCTTTTTAGACTTCTGGCTCGTGATTTTATTCATTGTGCCGCATTTACAAAGTATTTCAACCGTTCCTTCTGCAATCTTCGCTTTGGCCAGTAATTTATTGCACTTTGTACAGCGAACTTCGGTCATTCTGGTATAAATATATAATTAAATTTCTTTTACGCCACGATTTCTTCGCCTGGAGGCAACTATAGGTATATTTAACCACCGTGGATTAGGAAGCATTTTTAGAGCTTTAAAATCGGCCAGTTCGGAGTTATCGAAGCGTATCTGGTCTTTGTGTCCAGACCAAAGTACCATATTCGGTAAACCGCAATAACCTTGAGCAAGTACGTGGCCAAACATTTGCGTCGGTGTAGGTTTCTGAAAGTCGCCCCTAGTGAACGGCACTATGTAACTTTCACCTTCTTTAGCTACGGACATAAACTTGCCAATAGAATCTGGAATAATTTCGTCATCATCATCTAAGAATAGTATATGCCCAGGCGTTTCAACCAGTTCAAGTAAGTCGTTGCAGTAAAGATTATAAAAGAATCCAACAGGTTCGCGACCGCCAACATACTTAGCTGGCATCGGTAAGTATTCTTTCGCACGCAGGTCGTCGTAGCATACAATTACATTTAACTCGTAGGCGTCAGACATTTCTCTGAATATAGAATTATATGCATTGCGAAAACCTTTCGGCCGGTAGCAGGTGCGTATGAGAATGTGAAGTGTCATTGGCATTTCCAATTACCAATAAAAGATTGCGGTATGCGCAATAATAATTCGGTTTCTGTCATCTTAGGGCAATTAAATCTTTGTATTAAACAACTTACCGCAAGCCAAAATAAGATAATCAAAAAAGGCCACCTCAGTTTAGTGGCCTTCATAATTAGGCGTTTGGGTTGGTGGCAAAGCCTGGATTGCCAGAAGTTTCTTCGACCGGTTTTTCGTTACCTGCCTCATCTGTTACTACGGGAGTTCCGCTGGTTTCACTACCTTCGGTGCCAGTGTGACCGGAAGTAGTTTCGTCCGTAATAACCGGATCAACAGTTTCGCCTGGAATAGGATTTTCTACACTGGCCCCAAGACCGCGAAGTTTTTCCAAATTAGCTTCTGCTTTAGAAAAATCTTCTTCAGGAATTTTGTCTTCTACAGACTTTAGCAATTGTTCAAAATCTGCTGCGATGTCATTTGTAACTGCATCCAACTTTTGATTAAAGGCCGCGAACCTTTCTTTTTGTGTGCTCATGAGCTCGTTGATTTTTTGAATTATTAAATCTTGTTTACTATCATCATTCGGCATTTGAATGATAACTTTTTCTATGGTAATGTTAATTTCCATAATAAAATAAAGTTAAGTTGTTTTTCTATTCCGCATTTCATCAATTCTTTGCTGCCACTTGGATTTAGGTTGTTCTCCACCTTGCCGCACCTCGCCCCATTCAATAGTAGATACCCCAGCTGGAATACTAAACGCACCGCCAAGATTTTCGGTAACCGTGTAACCTAGCTTACGCAATCTTTCTACACTTTCCTTGCTAATAAGAACATATGGCAAAACCGTTTGATGGTTTTTCGCGGCTGTATCTATTTTAATTAGTATTTCCGGAAACGGTATGAAACTTTTTTCAAGTGCTTCTTGTGTTGTCATAAAATTATCTTTTTAACCCGAAATCTGATTTTCTTATTTTACACATACGGCCGTCAGGGTGGTGGAAAACAATTCCTTCATAGTGGAGTTCTTCTAGCAGCTTCTTAATAAAATCAAAACTTCTATCAGAAAAATATATTTTCTCAACACCGTGTAAAATTAAATCGTGCCTATCCCAATTCTCTTTATTACCGTTTATTTTTGGCCCGATCAACTCGTAGGTTCCATCAATAGGTTCGTCTTCCATATTATCAAAACCTTCAAAGAAATATTTATCCTCCGGCTTATTTCTATCGCACTTAACCCAATGCGGCCAATGCCCTGTAATTTCGTCCGGCTCTTGGCACGGTATCGCATCAACGGGAACTTGTTTACCTTTTTTAACATCGTATCTTTTATACAATTCGCCATTAATTATAGCAGCTGCTGTGCCATCAAATTTTCGGGTCGCAACACCTTCGCCTTTAATTACCCATTCGTTTTCAGGATTAACTTCGTTAATAACCAGCGCAAGATTATCTGGATTCTTTTTAAAAAGAGTAGTTATCTTTTTCATTTAAGCCGTTTTATAGATCGAACTATAAGGCGGTGTGTAAATTTTTATTTCACCTTCATGTAGAACCCAATTTTCTTTTGGTTCATCTATAACCGTTTCGCATTTAACTGCGTATAATATCTGGCATCCCATAACCATTACGTCGCCAATCTCTACCATAAAATTTGCAGTATGCGCATTAGTAGTAAAACCAAAAACATCTTTAGTTGGAATTGCGGCCTTTAATGTTCCGTGTACAGCCTTATAACTTTTACCATCTGGTGCGTAGAACCATTCTCTAACAGTTAGTAAAACTTTCTTGCCTATCCATAGGCTTGGGTTAAATTGAGGTATCATTTTAAAATGTATTTATGTGAGCGAAGAAGATAATCATACTGCCTATGATGCCCGTTAGACCGTGGGTAAATATTAATAGATTCCGCCTGGAGCGAGAGCAGCTCCAATAGGTAAATATTCGAACTAGCTACAAAATGAATTTCCGTGGCGTATTCAATTAGCTTAGCCCAGTCAAAGAGCGAGAAGCCGGGAATGTTCTTGATAAATATATCTGGATATTCGTTTTCTGTTACTATTAGAAGCGTATGCTGAAAGTTGCTTCCGTATGTAGGTGAAATTAAATTGTATTTATCTCCTGGTTTAACGCCATGCATTTCGAACAAAGGATCCTCGTGCCCACTACTCCTCTGCCACATAGCCTCTTTCTTCCAATCCCGCCAATCCATTCCGTACATTGCGTACTTACCGGCCATTACCTGTTCGTATGGTATTTGTTGAAAGGTATCGCTCCAGCGAATAGGGACTACCTGCGACTTGAGTATTTCGTTTTTAGTAGTCGGCGCTAAGCCCTGCATCCCTTCGCCTTTTATCCAGTAAATATCCGGATAAGCTCGTACAAGGTCGTGGTAGTAATGTTCAAGGACGGGCCAGTAGATGGTGTCGCCGCAGAGTGATTTTACAAGCGTGCGACTATAGATGATATCGCCCAAACCAAAACTTTGCAGCACAAATAGGTTCATTCCTGTATAGTTTTT